CTGAGTATTTGCCTCTTCAGGAAGGTCAGAAAGATTTAGTTCTTCTGTTTCTTCTTCATCAGAATCTAAGAGAGTCCTTCTATATTCATTCTGATATGGGGTAGGCTCTAGTTCTTCCTCTTCGTTTTGTTCTTTATCAACCATTATACCTCCTTGGGGCCAAAGCGGGAACCTTGGGTATCCATTCTTGGTGTGTACAAACAGGGCCTTACGGGTAGCTGTTTAAAAAATATTCATAAAATTTTATATTCCTGTCTTTAACTTCATGGGGGTGTCCAGAAGAATCATAATAATATCTTTTATATTCCTTCTTTGCAGTATCCCAATCATCACTAATGACAGCCTTAGTGAATTTCTTAAAAACTTGTAATCTATATCCTAGATTAAAAGCAAACTCTGTGAAGATATCTTGTTTCTTTTCAGATAGACTTCTAAATTCCTTTACACAGTTTGTTGCAACAGTCCTTGCTTTTTCAATATCTATATTTAATATGAAATCTATTTCTTTATCTGTACATCCATATTTAATATTTATGTTATAAACTTTTTGAGCATCTACCTCATCTTGAACTAATTTATGTCCATAACCTAATGTTGGTAATCCCCCTTCTGGAGATACATGTGGAAACCATTTACCTTCTTTCTTTCCAACTTGATTAGGATTTTCTACAAGCTTTAAAAAATTAACTAACATTTTAAACAGTAGGTAAGATTTCTTCTGCAAGACTTTCGTTTGTTTCTGGAGCAGTAGCTACGGGTTCTCCTTCTTCTTCTTTTATCTTTTGACTATCTCTATATTCAAGCCCCCGCTTATTCATTTTCTCCAGATTTTCTACTCCAAGAATTGGAACAAGAACAGCAGGAATTACAAATTCTCCGTTTGATATTTTAATTGGAACTTTATCAGTAGCATCAACTTCTTTAGGCAAGGGTAGATCAGATTCAATAGCAATACTAATTGCTTCCTTTACCATTTCATTAAGATCACGAACACCTACAAGTTCTACAGTATGTGCATTAAGAACATAAGAACCTTCTGGTAATTGCATTTCTAAATCATCTGCAACACCTGTTACTTGTTCTCCATCTATATCATCAACTAAACCCATTGGTCCAAGACCTTCGATATCTAGTTCAGTATCTGCTTGTTCTGGTACTACTAGATCACCTTCTTGGTATCCTTTAATCTGTCCACCTGCTTGTAAATCAGAATCACCTTGCGCTCCACTATAGTCACCAGAAGAAGTACCAGCAGAAGTATCAGCAGAATCTGCTGCTGATGATGTATCTGCACTAAGAGTTCCTAACTCTTGTACTTCAATACTTTTATCTTGTGGAGTAGGGACAGGATTAAATCCTGGTGGTTGAAAACTAGGTGGAGTATCCTCGTCTTCTCCTGGGTAATTATGTTGTATTGTAACATTTTCACTTATAAAATTACTTACTGCATTTTGTGCATTATTAGCGATTTCAGATAAATTAGGTAAAGAAGTAGTAGCAGCAATAGCATTATATCCTAAAGCAGCTAAACCAACAGGAGTAACACCCATTGCTAAAGACGCAACATTACCAGTAAGAGCGCCAATATCAGACGCTTGTTCTGGATTTAATCCAAATGCTTGTGCTGCTTGATCTGCTGCAAAACCTACTGTCGTTCCTGCTACTATACTTCCTACATTCATCTTTTGAATAGACGGTTCTTGATTCATTATTTCTTCTTGTCTAGCTATTTCCTCTTCACCTAATAATGCATCTAGTACTGTTTCTTGTGTAAACTTTATTGCTGCATCATTATCTACACTTGTTGGAAATACTCTTTCTCTTACTTTAGTAAAAGAAGTTTCTTCAGGAAATAGATTATTCATTTCATTTTGTAGGGCCATTCTTCTTCTCTTTTTCGAAACTATCCAACGAACTCTTCACCTGTTCCTTCAGGTGCAAGAGGTTGTCCAGTAAAATTGCTTTCCCCTGCAACTGGTGTATTTCCAATACCGATGTTGCCACCACCAACGCCCGATGGGTCCATTGGATTTGCTCCTGAAGGTACTGCTGGAAGGGTTCCCAACTCTGGGGATTGTTGATTATTGGGAGGAGATTCTTGGCCGTTTCCTGTTGCATTCATTAATCCTCTTAAAATATCTGCAAAGATTGCTGCTTCAGTTGGATCATTAACCAATTCATCAGGATCAATGTCTTGAGAAATAGCAAGTTCTTTCATTAGGTTGGGAATTTTTATAAATGGTGCTAACATGGGATTACTTACTGTTTGTAACAGCGTTGTTAATCTTTGGGAACGAACCTCTTTCTGTATAATAGCAGCAGTTCCTTTTGGTTTAATTTCTAAATCTCCAACGATCTCAGCATTCTCATCATTGAATTGCATATTCCATTGGAAGAAACATTCACCAAGAGGCTTTAAAAGAAAATCATCTATATTTTTTACAACTGTTTTAATTGATAATCCTGCTGAATTTAAAAGCATAGAAAGACCAGCGGCTGTTCTACCTGTTCCTGTTACGCCTGTCTGTCCATGAACTACAGAAGGAATACCTGTTTGTTCATCTGATAGCCGTCGAGCAGTATCAAACATTTGTAAATTTTCACCAGCAGTACTGGGGAACTTAACACCATTAACTGCTGTACCTGATTGTCCAGACTGCCGCCTGAAAATCTTACCAGGATAAATATCCATTGACTGCCCTGGAACTAGTTGGGTTTCATCAATATCAAAAACCATGTTACCAGCAAGAGCTAGATTATCAATAGCCATCCGCATATGACCATTCATTAGTAATTGTGAATCTTCCATATTTTCTGCTACACCAATACCAAAGAGTTGGTATGGGTTTAGTTCGTAGGGAAAAGTATAGAAAGGAATACGAGCAGGAACAAATGGATTGAGAACTAATCTAATAACTTGGTTCTCAACTATCCATGCATTTACTTGTACTGATTCAAGATCACTGACGGAATCGGGAATATCTAAGCCAAATGATTTTGCTAACATTGCATCTAGCATTCCCCAATATTCTAATACTTCGTATCGTTTATCAGAGAAAAGATATTCATCCCCTTCTGAATGAATTTCAGATTCAAAATGTTTTGATTCATATTTAGGAGATTCAGAAAGAACATCTTCAATAGCCATCTTATCAAAGTATGGACGATGGATAAGATTACGTAAATGTTCTCTATTATATCTATGTCGTTGTATTACATATTCAGCATCGTTTAGTGAAACAGCTGCCGGATCAGGATAAAAATCCCAACAAGAAACTGCTTCAATTTTTGGTATAACCTTTTCATAAGGCTCGTAAATTTTTTGATCATTTTCTATTTTCCAATTATGTATAGTTTTGTTAAAATTAAACGGTCCTTTAATAATTCCTGTTCCAAGCAAGCAGCATTCAAAAATAGCATGACGAAGAACAGTCATTGCATTCGTATTCATTAACTGATCATGAATCTGTTTTTCTAAATTACGTGCTGTTTCTTGTGCTGGAGAAATCTGTGCTGTACCAAAAATAGCTGGTCCTTCTACTAAAGAAGAATCAGCATACTTCTCTTTCAACCCTGCAAGAAACTCTTCCATATTTTCTCCAGTATATCCTAGTTCGGATAATGGAGTGTTCATCATATTTTCAGAAAGTTGTTTTTCTTCAGGAGAAGGGATGTGTGCAAATTCTGCTACACCTTCCGGTACAGGAGAACTTGAAACAGTAATTGGAAACTTGTTGTTTGAAAAGAGAATATCAATAATTTGACCAAAAGCAGCGAGTACTTTTACTTTAGTAATCTTAACAAATACTTTTGATTTTTCAGAAGAAGTATACGTAGATGTACCGTCAGAAACACCACGATAATTCTTATAAGATTTTAGCCAACGAGCTTCATCAGTATATCGACCATGTTCTGCTTCGATAAACTTTTCTTTAATGTAGCCAGCAAGGGCTGGTGTTTCTTCTGAATCTAACTCAACTACATCTTGTTCTTGAGGAGTGTCCATTTAT